CTCGAACATACGTGCCCATAGCCAACTGTTGACCGTTTGTAAATGCAATACTTGCTTCGCCATTTAAATCAATTCTTGGATGTACAACAGCATAGGCATCTGCCCGTTCGAACATGTCACCAACACTTATGTTGTTGGCAGACAAGAAATCTATGATTGTGGTGTAGGGTTGTGTTATGCCACCAAAGTGGTTGCCAACATCGCCAAATGTGTTTTGTGCTGTGGCATTGCGATCAGAATAAAATATAATACCTTGTGCATATATAGTATCAAAATCGCAACTGGTAATTCCAAATCCTTGTGGATTGAATTCAGCACCATCGGGATTGACTTCTAACAAAATGCCGTTGAACAAGGTTGAAAAATGTGCGCCAGATATGCCTACTCCGCGAACATGTTGATCTGTTCTGACTCCGTAAGTTGTTCCAGTGAATCCGCAGTTGTCAAATTTAATTTGATGTACATCTAACGCATCACTACTGTCAAATCTAACACAGGCAGTGTTGTCTGTGTCCACGGTGAGATCTGCTGTGGTCAATGGTCCAACAAATTGCACTTGATTGAAAATACATTCAGATGCTCGGTCAATAAACGCAATATCCATTGGGTCAACGGATTGGAAACACATGTTTTCAATGGTAATACTTGTGGGCGGTGTTGCACTGTTTGTGCCAATGTTGGCACCTGTTTGTTGTAAACTGTCGCTGGTCTGTACCACGTATGATGCTGCCGAGCCAGCAGCCATTTGAATAATACTGTTCCGGGGACCTTCACCTTGTAATGTAGCATAAGGAGGAACATTAATTGTACCAGTGACAAGATATACGCCGGCTGGAAAGAATAAACTTCTGCGAATTGCAGGATTTACTTCGCGGCAATAAAGTTGATAAAGTGCGCGGTTAATGGCCGCAGTGTCATCTGTAATGCCGTCGCCCACTGCACCAAAGTCTTTGACAGTGGCAAACTGATCCATCCAATTTTGGAGAGATAGTTGCACCGGAGTTCCGGGCGATGGGCCAGTTTGTACTGTGTATCCCGTAGCTTCTTCACCGCTGTAGGTGTAATCCTGTACCAGCGGAATAATTTCAGAAAATTCTGTTAAGATTTCAGTGTTGCCAATAACTGGAGCACCTTCTTGTAGTGTTCCATTGCCAATGAACAATCTGCGTTCGTCAATACTCCAACCGAATTCAGCACCGGCCAGTTGCGGTAGATTTTCCTGTAACCCTTTACGCTGGGTAATTCGCGAAATTTGTACAATAGCCAATTTAGTTGTCCTCTGTGATTAACTATTTAGCATATAATACTGCTCTACTCGTTTCCACCAAAGACCGCAGTATTTTTCAAACTCGTCGCCTTCTAGTACAAATTCCTGGTATTCAGGAGTTGTAAGCACATTGCCCATGTCATCAGTTGTGGGCTTGACACACATTAAAATAACACCTTTTTTAATACGTGTTCCGTGCAGTTCGTTGTGTGCTTCTGCATAGGCGCAAAGTTGTAAAAAGTAATCGTCGATCCATTCACGCTTTTTAGGTTTGTTGGTTTGTTTATAGTCTAAGATGGCTTCTTCATTTAAATGTACACCGGCAGCATCTGTTGTGCCTGCGTATACCCGGGAAAAATACAGCGGAACTTCGTATCCCCAAAACTCATTCACACGATTGGTAATTCCTTGATCGATCACCACCTGTGCCATGGCATGACTTGCCCAACCAAACGGGTTTGTACCACGGTCTTTTAGTTCGCCATTCTTGACATAGTGTTCCAGGTACGTGTGCATGCGTGTGCCGCGGTTGGCCGCTTCTGTTGTGATCTGTTGTGCTTTTTCATGACCAACACGGCGGCGCCATTGTTCAAGAATTAACTTTTTTTCTTCCGGCTTGGTTTTGTCAAGTATGGTTGTTACGCTAGGTAACTTGTTGCCGTCGGGGGTGGCGTAGAAACGTTTGCCATTTACTTCTACTCGCGGAACTGGGGTGTATTCAAATTTAGGATTGTACATGTTGCAAATGAGAGTTGTATATGTTTTTGTGTGAGTCTGACAGTAAGTCAAACAGTTTGGAATTTAGGGTGTAGCTATCAGTATCGGTGCGATTGTCGTAATCTGCGGTAAATTTTAAATATTCTGTAAATGTTGGTTCTGTGTTTCGTTTATTATTCATAACAGTGGACAACATTGACGTGAAATATCCTTTGAGTACATCTGTGCGTTTGTATTTTTTAAACACTGTGTGGTTTACGCATTGCTCTAACAGTTCAATCAGTTGCGGGTAGTATTGTAATGATAAACTTTCCACCATCAATGTTTCTGGATTATACAAGTGTATGTTTGACATCCATAAATCTGTTTGTGTTTGATCTGCCCAACATTCCCACCAATCAAGATAATCCGTTGCATAAAAAATATTGTTCAATGAAAATACAGGACTAACCGACAACGAAAATTTCCCTGGATATTGTTGACTCAACAAATTGAATGTTTTTAAGTTGTCTTGTACTTTGTTAAATTTAGCAGGCCATCGTACATAGTGATAATTTTCTCCTACACTGTCAATGCTTGAAAGAAATTCTATGCGTTTGAACAATGCAAATTTTTCAGAAAACTTTTCAGATATGCTAGGCACAAGACTAGTGGTAATACGCAGTGTAGTTGTACCTGCTAAATTTTCTGCAATCAACCAATCAACCAATTTTAAAAATCCAGGCTGAACCATTGTTTCGCCACCAATTGGATGTACAATAAAGTTATCAGTTTCGTTATATTTGCAACGAATCATGTCAACTAGTGCATTCCAATGGCTCTCGTTTGTTGAAATATCAATTTCGTATTCAGGCTCAGCCGGACGACCCATCAGCTTGGACCATAAACTGCTGTCAGTTTCGTTGCAACTGCGACAGGCTAAATTACATAAATTGCTAAATTTCATTCCAACTTGAAATTCGGGCGTTTTTCTGGACTGTTTAAATTGCGCCAGTTCATCAACTGAATAACCTAGCATATATTTTACACGTTCTGATTGTGCTTGATTTTGTTCATCATGTGTGCATCGCCAGCAGTGTTCTGACACAATGTCCGTTGACATGTCATTCTTGACATTTTCTATAAAATTAAAATCTAAATCTTTATTTGTTTTAGATACATCCAGATTACAACAAGTTGTAACTTTAAATTTGTCATGATGAAATCTGAAATCGTATGTAGAATAAGGTGCTGTGCAAAATGCAGGATTATTTTTAATCCATTGAACTGTTTGTGAGGTCATATTCTGAATGATTCTCCGCAACCACAACGATCACGTTCATTGGGATTGCGAAATTCAAAACCTTCATTGAGCCCTTGGCGCACATAGTCAACTGTGATACCTTGCAAATACGCACTGGACTTGGGATCTACAAAAACTCTGCAGTTGGCACAGTCAAAACATTGATCTTCTGGCAGTGGATTGTCTACATATTCTAACACATAAGCAAGTCCAGAGCAACCAGTGGTTCTGACTCCAAGTCTGATTCCTTCACCGTGTCCACGGCGAGTTAATGTTTGTTGAATTTTTCGAGCGGCAGCATCAGTTAACGAAATCATGTTTCTTACGATAGTCGTCTACTGCTGCCTTGATTGCGTCTTCGGCAAGAATTGAACAATGTATTTTAACTGGAGGCAGAGCTAGTTCTTCGGCAATTTCAGAGTTTTTGATTGATCCTGCTTGGTCGATGTGCATGCCTTTGACCCACTCGGTAATAAGGCTCGAGCTTGCAATAGCCGATCCGCAGCCATACGTTTTAAAACGTGCATCTGTAATAATACCTGTATCATGATCGACCTTTATTTGCAATTTCATGACATCTCCGCAAGCAGGTGCGCCAACCATGCCAGTGCCAATATCAGTATCACTCTTGTCAAAAGATCCGACGTTCCTGGGATTTTCATAATGATCAACTACCTTTTCGGAGTATGCCATGTGTGTTTACTCTGGTTTAATGTTGGATGCTTGCAGGCCTTTTTGTCCTTGAACCACATCGTATGTCACACGTTGATTTTCTTTGAGGACTTTGAAGCCTTGCGTCTGAATTGCTGAATAGTGTGCAAACAATTCTTCGCCACCTTCGTCTGGAGTAATAAACCCAAAACCTTTGGTTTCATTAAACCACTTTACTTTACCTAATGCCATATACTGCTACTACTTTCTGTTTTAATTTACTAATTTACAATTACTTTGTACAAGTTCTTGTGTCTACCTACCTCAAATGTATTATACTACATTCTGCATGTATTTACTATCATTTTGGTTCTTTTATCCAGGGCTTTTTGCGATCACTGAAAGTAATTGGTTTGTATTCGTAATCTTCAGGGCAAAACTTACATTGATCAATTTGATTGTCAATCGTGTCAATAAATTCTTTGCCTCGGATGTCAAATTCATCAACGGTCAACGGCTTATAGCTGTGTAGCATAGCCCGATCCTCATCGCTTATTTCAAAATGGTATTGATCATCAAATTCGGGCATTAGAGCGGCTGGACCGCATTTGTAGATTTTCCCATTGATCATATGATAGTTTTTAAATCTGCGGAAAGTGCAGTTTTCGTGTGCCCGTGCAGGATCACTTTGATACAGTGTGTACTTGTTGTCCGGAAGTTCAACAATATTACTTTGCACAAACTTGTTGCTCATCCAAGCGTGAATTTTTAATTTTTTATCATTAATAAATTGATAATCGCTACCAATTGGATCATCCTTGTGTTGTGTTTCTATTACAGTGGGTCCCAAGAAGTTTCGTACACGAGCAAATATTTCTTCTCGGTCATTGGGATTGTGTATGCTAATGCCTAGCCAATTGCCTACCTTAGGATCAAGTGCTTCTTCAAGTCCTTTGACACAATCAATTCTAGTGCCGTTGCTTTGGACTTGGGTTCCTGAATGATTGGGCCATAGTTTATTAACGCCAGTAATCCACTTGACAATGTCAGGATTAAGCAGTGGCTCGCCGCCAAGGATTACAGGATGTCGTATGTCTATTTTCTCGGCCCAGCGGGTGAGAATAGGTTCTGCTTCGTCCCAGCTTTGCCATCCGCTGAATTTATAATTGTTATATCGGTTACAACCGTTGCAAGTTAAATTACACACGTTGGTGATGTAGAATTCTAACTTGTCAATCAAGATTTTTTGTGTCATGTAACGATATTTAATGCCAGTGACTGGCAACAGTGTTTTATTGGCGGCGCTTCAAGGCTGCTTTGGCATTGCTGTCAACAACTTCACGTGCTTGGTCAACACTCATGCCTGTTGTGGCTTCGGTGTTGCCTTTGAATCTAACTATGCCTGAATTTGGCTCAAGTGGTTCAAGCAAGTTACTCAATGGTTCACGGCTGATCATGTCACCAAGATTTTGTTCAGTTACGTTAACGCCCATTGACTGAGCTAAATCAATAAATGCTGCTTGGCTAATTTGTTTTGAAGCTGCTTCGTCTTCGGCTCTGTCGCTGAGAAACTGAGTCAACGCCGCTAGTTTAAGGGCGCTGTTGGCAGTTTCATTAAACTCACGTAGACGCATTATCTGCGCTCGCGACCTAGTCCAGTTTTAACGGGCTCTTCAAGGTCTGCTTCTGCATCGGCAGCAAGTGCATCTAGATCTGCACCAGGTTCAGCAGGCATTTCGGCACCAGCATCCATGGCTGGCATTTCTGCGCCAACATCAGGAGCCGGTTCGCCTGGCACTATAGGTGCTTGACCTGTCACTGTGCCCATGGCAGTTTCTAATTGAATCTTGGATTGCTGTAGGTTCTGTACCATACCGCCCAGTGCGGCAGTGGCATCTGCATTGAATTTTGTAGCTTGGTCATAGCCAATTTCGTTACGGATCTGGTCAACCAATGCTGGCAAATCTTTGAACTGTATAGAAGTAACCTGTTCAATCATGCGCTGAACTTGATCAACCATGTCTTGGCTGGCCAAGATAACTTGTGCTTGTTGTACTTCGCTTTCGGCT